TAATCTTGTCATGGCACTCATACCACTCAAAATCCCCCCAGGCGTTTACCGTAATGGTACTGAGTACCAGGCTGCGGGACGCTGGTACGACTCAAACCTTGTGCGCTGGTACGAGAACACTCTGCGACCCATTGGCGGGTGGCGTAAGAAGTCGGAGACGCAACTCACGGGCAAATGCCGTGGATTGATAGCATGGAGAGGCAACAGCGGTGGACGTTTTGTTGCCGCAGGCACTCATTCAAAACTCTTTGCGATGGACGAGAACTCCGTTGTCAAGGACATTACCCCAACGGGTTTCACTTCGGGCCGAGCAGACGCAGTCAGCGGAACGGGCTACGGCTATAACACCTACGGATCGTTCTCTTATGGCGTTGCGCGTCCTGATATTGGGACGGTGGCCCCTGCCACGACGTGGAGCCTTGACACCTTTGGCGAGTACCTTGTGGCGTGTAGCGACACGGATGGCAAACTCTACGAGTGGCAGTTGGGCTTTACTACCCCAACAAAGGCGGCTGTAATCACCAACGCCCCAACAAGTTGCGCTGCCCTGCTGGTGACTTCAGAACGAATCATCTTTGCTTTGGGAGCCGGTGGGAATAACCGTCTAGTGTCTTGGTGTGACCAAGAGAACAACACAGTATGGACTGCCGCGTCAAATAATCAGGCTGGGGACTTTGAGTTGGCCACAGTTGGCTCACTGAAGGCAGGCAAAAGAGTCCGTGGTGTAAACCTTTTGTTTACAGATGTGGACGTGCATACAGCCACTTACATCGGTCTGCCATTCGTGTACTCGTTTGAGAAGGCGGGTTCGGGCTGTGGTGTGATCTCTTCGCAAGCAATAGCGGCCATTGACACCTCCGCGATGTGGATTTCCAAGTCAGGTTTTTGGCAGTACGACGGCTACGTTAAGCCACTGCCTTGCGACGTTTCAGACTACGTCTTTAACAACATCAACTACAACCAAGCCTCAAAGGTCTACGCTGTACACAACTCTTCGTTTGGTGAGGTAATTTGGTTTTACCCGTCAAGTGCCTCAAATGAGAACGATTCCTATGTAACGTACAACTACCGTGAGGGTCACTGGGCTATTGGAACTATGTCTCGCACGGCTGGCACTGACAGGGGCGTGTTCAGCAACCCCCTAATGGTTGGCGCGGACTCCTACATCTACGAGCATGAGGTGGGTTTTGGCTATGACGGCGGCTCTGTCTACGCCCAGTCAGGACCCATTGAGATCGGTACGGGAGAGAACATTATGTCCGTCAGGTCAGTTATCCCCGACGAGCAGACTTTGGGCGAGGTGGCTATCTCCTTCACGGCAAGGCTGTACCCGACCTCGGCTGAGTCTACCTATGGACCGTTCTCGGCCAAGGCTCCTACCGATGCTAGGTTCTCAGGCCGGTCCGTGAAGATGAAGGTTACAGGCGACGTGCTAGACGACTGGCGCGTTGGGGTGATGCGGCTGGAGACTACAACCGCAGGGAAACGCTGATGGAGGAGTTTTGGTCGCTGCGCAAACACATCGAAGCGGCTTTAGAATACTCAGGAGGGACACACACTATTGAGGACATTGCGGAGGGTGTGGCCAGTAACAGATTTCAGTTCTGGCCTGGCACAAAATCCGCAGTGATTACTGAGATCATTGTCTACCCGCGAATCAAGGACTTGCACTTCTTCCTTGCTGGCGGCGACCTAGATGAACTCAAGCAGATGCGACCATACATCGAGTCTTGGGGCAAGCAGTTGGGTTGCAGTCGAGTATCTCTTGCCGGCCGTCAGGGTTGGCAGAAGACGTTCTTAAAGGATGAGGGTTACGAACCTAAGTGGTTCATTTTGAGCAAGGAATTGATATGAGTCTAGGTGGCGGTGAAACACAAACCCCAGTTGCTGGCAGCAACAAATACGCACAGATCATGGAGTTGATGCGCCGACGCAATGCCATGACACCACAGTCTTACACAGGTGGCTTTAATGCATATACGCCGACCTCTGCGTATTCTGGCCCATCAAGTAATTACGATGAGATTCTTCGCCTACAGGCGTTAAATAATCCAAATCGTTTTCCTGCTGATCGTGGAAGTGGCGACTATGCAACTGGCGACGGTTACAGCCCAAATGTAAGCCCTTTATCTAACCCGATGACAGGTAGCGGTTTATACGGTTTTTTAGATGCTTACGGAAATGCTCTTGGCGGGATGTTGCCGCTTGGATTGGTTGCGCAAACAATAGCGCAATCTATGAATCCAGGACAAATAGAACAGGCTGGAAAATTATCATCGCAAGCCCTAAGTGATGCAATAGCGGGATATACGTCTGGAACTATGTTTGGTGCGCCACCAAGTGCTGCATCAACTTTTGGTGGTGGTGGATACGGAACTCCCGAAAGCCAAGGCGGGTACGGTGTTACTGGGATGACCGGCGCAGGCATTGCAGCAAACCCAATGGGTATTGACCCAGCAACAGCACAAGGACAGCAAGCTGCACAAGCCCAAGCACCTACTATGGGTGACCCTAATCAGGGGCCTCAAGCTAGTGATAGTGGCTACGGCATGACACCAGATGGCGGCATTGACGGCAGTATGTTTAACAAAGGCGGCCAAGTCACAATGAATCGCCTGCTTGGTCCGAACCCAATGGGTCCAGATGACGGTTACGGTGGATTGGATCATGGCGAGTACGTCATCAACGCAAAGTCCGTTGGCAAGTACGGCATCGAGTTGATGAATGCCATCAACGCAGGTAAGATTTCAAAGGGCAAACTTCGCGGCTTGCTCGAAGCATAGGAGATACAAAATGTCAAAAGGCGGTTCCACAACATCAACCCAAGCCATCGACCCGCAGTTAAAGGCTGCGTACCTTGAGAACTTGGGTCAGGCTAAGTCAGTCGCTACCGCGCTCCCTGTACGGCAGTTTGCTGACTTCAACCCAATGTACATGGCGGGTGAGGAGCAGGTCGTTAACCAGTCCCTGACCCCGTTCAGTGGGCAGGACATCAACGCCTTCATGAACCCGTACCAGCAAGACGTTATTGATCGCAGCCTGGGCGACATTGAGACAAGCCGTCAGATGGCCGACCTTAGAGATCGTCAGATGGCTACACAAGCGAAGGCGTTTGGTGGAACACGTCAGGGTGTGCAGTCTAGCCTCACTAACGCTGCGGCTCTGAAACAGGCCGCTGACCTGTCAGCAAATATGCGCCAGCAGGGTTACGGACAGGCAGCAAACTTGGCTCAGTACGCTAGAGCGCAGAACATCCAAGGCGGTCAGAACGTGATGAACTTGGGCGGTGCGCGTCAGCAGTTGCTACAGAGTCAGTTGGATGCGTTGCGCAACATCGGGACAGAGAAGTTGGGAGTGACTACCGCAGCACTTGGCGGCAACATCCCGAACCTTGGTATGTCTACCACAACGCCTTACTCACGTAATGTGGCATCAGGCGCGTTGGGCGGTGCATTGGCTGGTGGCCAAATGTTTGGACCCGTTGGTGCTGGCATCGGCGGTCTTCTTGGTCTTTTCGCTTGAGGTGAATCATGGCAACTTTTGATTTTGGTGGTCTTCTCGGCTCCAATATGTTTGGCGGTGGCGACATGGGGCTGGAGGAGTACCTTACCCCAGAGCAACGCGCACGGATGAATCAGCAGGGTGTTATGGCTTTGGCCGCGTCCCTTCTCAAGTCATCAGGTCCAAGCGCAGTGCCAATCGGACTTGGACAGGCTTTGGGTGAGGCTTACGGTGCTGGGCAGCAAGGTTATCAGCAGGCTCAGACAGGAAGCATTGCCAACATCATGACCAAGCAGAAGTTGGATGAGTTTAAGCGTGCGAAGGATATAGAAGACCAAATCGCAAAGATTCAAGCAAGAACCGGCTCAAGTATGCCAACTGCCGGTGTTGCCATTACGCCTGACCAAGCACTCCTACTTCCAAATATGCCAGCAGGTCCAACTCAGGCTCGTGCTGACATGATCGGTCAGATTCCTGCTTCCGGTGCTGCTGTGACACCAATGTCTGCAAATGACTTGCAGTATGAAAAATATATGGATATGTCAAGGGTTTACAGCCGTGATCCCGTAAAGGCAAAAGCATACCAAGACTTGGCGATGCAACTTAAACCAACAGAAGAGTACAGCACAACACCACAGTATGGTTTAAGTGCCGCTGGCACTCCAATCTCTTTTGTACTAAACAAATCTGGCGGCATGAAGTTGCTTGATGTCAAACGTAATCCTGAATACAACTATCAAGATGCTGGTGGTTACATCAGCGTCCGTGACAGGATTACAAATAAAGAAATTGAGCGCATCTCTAAAACACTTGCACCTCAAGTAGTTGGCAATGCTGAAACAGGATTTTTCCAACTTGGAGGTGGTGGCGCACCACGCGCACCGGCTGCTGCGCCATCCGCAGCACCTAGTGCTGTAGCACCACCTCGATATGTCCCAAGCAGGGATGCAGCAGCACCAGCCGCTGCTGCTCCAGGCGTTGGCAATGTGCCAGGTCTTGTTCCGCTGATACCTTGAACTGGTCCTGCTACCAAGGCGTTTAGCAATGAGGGCGACCTGCGTAAAGAGTTTACAGCGCAGGTTAAGCCGTTCATTGAATTAAGTCAGGCGTATCAAAAGATTGAGACTGCTGCAAAAAACTCATCTCCAGCGGGTGATATTGCACTTGTCTATGGATTTATGAAAGTTCTTGATCCTGGTTCTGTTGTGCGAGAGGGAGAATTCGCAACTGCACAAAATGCAGGTAGCGTACCTGAGTCAGTTCGTAATATGTACAACAGGGCTATGAGTGGTGAGCGTCTTGGTGAAAATACACGTCTTGACTTTTTAAATCAGGCTCGCAACATTATTGAGTCTCAACGACAGATTTCAGGCGACCTTGTGCAAAGATACACTGACATTGCAAAACGGTCAAAGTTAAGCCCTGAACAAGTTGTGTTTGACCCGTTCAGCAGAATCAAAACAAGTAGCGAGCGTATTGCTGATACGGCAAATACACCATTACCAAAACGCAGAAAAGATTGGTACGAACGATTTGATTTAGTTCCAGCGCAGTAATTAAGGATCATCATGGCAGACAATCAAACCAATATTCAACGCATTCAAGAGAATGTGAGACGACTTAAAGAAAAAGGGCAGACTGATTTTGCTGTTGAGTCCTACTTAAAAAGTGAGGGGTTTACACCCACAAAATTTGAGGCATCAGTCCAAAGCGCAAGCAAACTGGGCGCTGCACCGATCAAGTCAACATTCCTTGGCCCATTACTTCAAGGTCTGTCGTTTAACACTTCAGACGAGATTGAGGCCGGTATGCGCGCATTGATGCAATCAGGCATGAGCGCGTTTGACGCCAAGCAGACCATAAATGGGATTGCCACAGGACAAAAGCCACAGTCAGCATATGACCAGCAATTGGCTCGTGTCCGTGCTGGAATTGATGAGTACTCCCAGCAGAACCCAAAGACGGCAGTTGCTGCTGAACTTACCGGCGCACTGATTCCAATGGCCGCAACGTACTTGATGACTGCTGGCAGCGGTGGTGCTACGGCTCCGGCTGCTGTGGCGCAAACAGCAAGAGTTGGCAAATTGGCATCAAGCGCAGCAACCCAGTTGGGTAAGCAGGTACTTAAAGGTTCTGCCTATGGCGCTGGATCAGGTGCATTAAGTGGCTTTGGTGCTGCAAAGGGTGATATAGGTACTCGCGCAACTGGCGCATTGATTGGAGGAACTACTGGAGCCGTCCTTGGCGCTGCTGCACCAGTAGTTACCGCTGGCGGTGGAAGTGTAGTCCGCAAGGCTAGTGAGTTGGCAGGAGCCAATCCCATCACGGCGGCAGAGAAGGCGCAGGAACTTATTGCACGAGCCATTAACCGATC